AAATGACACTACACTCATGAAACAAGGAAAAATATTCAAGCGCGAATGGTTTAAGTATTTCAAAAAAGAAATCTTAAATGGTGAAATGCATTTCATAACTACAGATGGAAGAAAGGTTGCGCTGAATGATTTAAAATGTTACCAGACTTGCGATATGGCAATTTCCAAAAAGGAAACAGCAGACTATTTTGTTGTGTTGACATTTGGGGTAGATGATTTAGGGAATATTTATATATTTAATTTAATGAGGGGGCGATATAGCTGGAATGAACAAAAACGATATGTGCCTGAAAATTACAGAAGGAATTCTCCATTGTGTTGGCTGGGAATAGAATCAAATCAATTCCAAACTGCATTGGCTGATGAGGTAAATGTTTTTACGGACATATCTGTAAAGAAATTGATGCCGAAAGGGGATAAAGTATCAAGGGCAATGGGAATGAGTGCCAAATTTGAAACGGGGAAGGTTTATATTTGGAATAAGCTCCCATCATTAGGGGATTTTGAAGACGAATTAACCGCATTCCCTGAAGGGCAACACGATGATATTGTTGATACAGTTGGATATATTCCACAATGCACGACATCTGGCAGGGCTAAAGTTTATGTTAATTAGGGGGTTATTATGTTATCACGAAGAATAAATGACGAAATAAAACAATTGATACGTTCGAGAAAATATAATCGGGAGGAAATAGTAACTAAAATATATCGGAAATATGGGAATGTTGCTAATTTATTGTTATGGTATGATATATGCTATAATTCAGTATGTGAAGAATTGGGAATTGACCGAAAACATGGAGAAGAATTAAAACCAAAAAGCATCAGATTAAAAATAGGGAAAAATAGAAAATGAAAATTGAATTAGAAGAATTAAATAAAATCCTTATTGAAGAAGATTATTTATTGTGGAAACGAAAAAGGTCTAAAGATAAGGGATTCAGCAGTTTTACAGATGATTATTTAAAAGGATATGAGGATTGCAGAAAAAGTATAAATGATAAAATAATGAAATTAGGAAAGGAGGTAGAAAATGAAAGAAAATAAATGGACGCCGTATTTTGTTGTTACCACTAAAGGACATGCAATCAAAAAAGATGTTCTCGATGGATATTCCAAATCGAAGCAATTGCCGAAGGATTTATTTGCATCTAAAGATTATTCGAATTATGGATTATTAGAGCCATTATACGACCCTTTAAGTTTGGCTAAATTGATTGAAATAAATACTTACCATAATCGGGCATGTAGAACAAAGGCCGAAGATGTTGCAGGCAACGGGTGGAAATTATTTCCATTAAACGAAAATCCAAACGAAGAACAAAAAACCAGAATCGAAGAAATGTTTAAAAATCAGGAAATGCCAATTGAGGAAACATTCAAGAAATTACAGCTTGATAAGGAAACAATGGGATATTTCGCAATGGAAATCGCAAGGGAGGAAAATGGCTTTGATGGTGCTGTAAGTTTAATCAATCATATTCCAGCGCATACTATCAGGATTCACAAAACGGGAAATAAATATTGTCAATCACGGAATAACAACAAAGTTTGGTTTAGGAATTTTGATTATGAAAAAGATATTAACATGCTGACAGGCCAAGAAGTAGTTGCCAAAACATTGGATAAGGAAAAACGGGGGAATGAAGTTATATGGAGTATCAATTACACGCCAAGGTCGTTTTTCTATGGCATTCCAGATATTATTCCTGCAATTGGGGCAATAACGGGAGATATTTCACGAAGGGATTATAACATTTCATTTTTTGCTAATTATGGAGTTCCAGCATATATGATTAGCATATTAGGGGATTTTGACCCTGGAGATATTGACCCTGAAACAGGGAAAACAATATTAGCCCAAAAAATTGAAGATAAATTTCAGGAAATAGTAAATAATCCTCAAAGCATAATGATATTAACAATTCCCAAATCAGAAGGTGGAACTGGAACTGTTGAGGTAAAAGTAACTCCGTTGAGTGTTGAAGTGAAAGATGCATCATTCAGATTATACAGGAATGACAATAGAGACGAAATAATCGGTGCTCACGGGATGCCTCCGTATCGAATGGGTATTTATGAAACAGGGCAACTCGCTGGCAATCTTGGTCGAGAATCGACGGTAATCTATTATCAGAGCATTATCAGGCCAAGACAAAATGTTTTTAACCATATTATGAATTATCAGATATTCCCTACATTGGAAATTACAGACTGGTGGTTTGAATTAGAAAGTATTGACCTGACCGAAATTGACAATGATGTTGAACGATGCGTTAAATTAATTACTTCAGGAATAATGACTCCAAATGAAGCAATCGGATACATGGGTAATTATTTTGGAATTGAGAAAAAAGAAGATAATATCGCAATGGACTTTCATTATATCAACGGGAATCCGATAGATTCAAATGGATTGATACCTGAAAGTGAATTAATTAGCGTAATGCAATCAGTAAAAGATAAATTAATCGAAGGGTTTATTGCCTATGTTCAAAATACTGATAAACAGCATAATGGAGATAGACGAATTACAAAAGCAATTGCCTCACTTGAAAAAGAAATCAGGCTTATTAAAAGAGGAATTGAAACTGTTTCGGAAACTCCAAAAACTGATACATCAAAAAAATAAAGAAGTATTATCCAGATTTAAGGAAATTGGAATTCCAAATAACGAGATTGATTCCAAATATATCGTTCAGCCATTGGAAAATGCCAAAGAAGAATATGCAAAAATCATTGCGGGCAATACTAAAGAATCTATCACAAGAGGAGTATTGCGAACAATCGAAAATTTGCAAAAATCAGGTTATATGGAAAAAGCCAGAAGCCCGATTCCCAAAATTGATACATCAGATATATTTGCAATGAGTGAAGGGATATGGAATAAAGTTTATGACCATGTCTTTGAAGCATCTGAAGCAACAATGGATAGAATAGTTGGAAATGTTATGAGCAATTTGGCTGACAGTTATGAGGCTGGATTGGGATATGACGAAGCTGCACGGGAATTGTCTAATGAATTTGTGAATATGGAAACATACGAATTAGAACGAGTTGCCAGAACAGAAATTGCAAGTATGGAAAATTTAGGCAGTTTTGAAATGGATAAGGAATTAGGCGTAGAATACCACAAATGGAAAACAGCAGGAGACGAAAGGGTTAGAGATAGCCATGACGAGATGGATGGAGAAATTACAAAAGTTGGAAACATATTCAGCAATCAAATGCTTTACCCTGGAGATAGAAATGCACCTTTGGAAGAATGGATTAATTGCCGTTGTATAACAATTCCGTTTATCATTCCCGAAGGCATGATGGCACCTCAGGACATGGACTTTTTTATGGAAGATGATTTGGTAGCAATTGACACTCCAACAGGTGAAATTCCAAGTGCAGAGCCGACTGAAGGAGAATCAACTTCAATTGAATCAAGCACTGATTATCAGAGAAATAAAGAATTGGAAGAATATTTACAAAAACATGAAATTACAAAAACAGAAGATTTGAGTGCAGGGGTAAATGAAAGCATTATTGTTGAATACGCAGATGGAACTAAAGGAATCCATAAGCCTATTGCTGGTGAAATTGACTGGATGATTGATGATTTAGGCAGAAAGGGAACTTTAGCCGCAAGAGAAAGAATGGCGTATGTTATTAACAGGGAAATGGGAGATTCCAACGTTCCTGTAACTATATTCAAAGAAGTAGACAATAAAGCAGGTTCATTGCAAAAATGGGCTAACGATTATGTATTCAAAGACGATATTATGGGGCAAATTAAGAGATTGTCAGAAACTGAAAGGGATTTGGCCGTAACCAATTTTAGATTGCAAGAAGCAAAAATGCATGTTTTCGATTATTTAATCCAAAATGCAGACCGACATGAGCATAATTATTTAGTCAATATAGCTGGTGATATTAAATTTATTGATAATGGATATTCGCTACCAAATAGGGCATTCACTTACGGGCGTGATGTTACATCATTGACTGATGCGACAAGAATGAAAATAGCAATAGAGGCAGGGAAACGGAGAAATGAATTAACAATTTATTTGAAAGGCAAAGAAAAAGTAACGCAATATCGTGATTCAATCAGAAGGCTTGTCAATAACAAGGCAATCAAAGAAGAAATGAAAAATAATAATATGGGCGGAGCAGAATATACATTTTTCAATGAAAGAGTTAAAGCATTATTGGATTCGCTTAATGGATATTTGAGAGATAATTATTAGGGAGGCAATTATGGAAAAATATATTACAATTCTGAATGAACGGAATGAGGAAATCGGGGAAATTGTTTTAAAGAATGATGCCATTAAAGTAAATGGCAAGAAAGCAAAATCAATAAATGACATGTTGGAATCATGGCAAAAGGGATATTTCGGGAAAAAATATAATACGGATAAAAAATTGTTTGAGGTAATACCCGAATTGATGTCAAGATATACCAGAATATTCTGTTCTAATATAAAGGAAAGGGATTAATACATTTGAAAATAGTTGAAGTCAGATGTGGAAATTGTAATAAACAGTTATTTAAAATCATTGATGATAGATATATTGAAATAACATGCTCAAGAGTAGGATGTGATTATAAACATAGAAAATTAATATATGACATGAAAGGAAAGGAATTGACAAATAAAAAATTCCCTGGTAAAATTATTTTAGGTTAGATTTTGCCCGAATAATATTATTCTATCTCCCAAAATTAGAGTGCCTTTGAGTGCCGAACTTGAAGGCACTTTTTTTATTATATAAACAAAGAAAGGAGAAAACGATGTGAGTGAAAAAAATAAAAACATGAAAGAAAGTTTAGAAGTCAAAGCAAATCAAATTCGCCGAATGTTTGAAAAAGAAAATGAATATGTTGCACAGGTATTCGATGATGCTGTTATCGTTCATGATTTTAAGGCCGATAAATATTACGAAATCCAATTTGAAATGAATGATGATGGAACTATCACAAAAGGCGAAAGAAAGGAAGTGGATTTGGTTTATATCCAGAAAAGATTTGCAAAAGAAAATGCCGAACTTACAGGCCCGATATTCAAAAAAGAAGATGAGCAAAAAATTGTTTATGCAGCCGTTTTAGTTCCTGGGGAGCCCGATTATGATTTTGACAAAGGCGAAAAAATATTATCAGCAGAAGAAATTGAAAGGGTTGCTCATAAATGGATGGAAGATTATGGAAACATAGATTATATGCATGGATTAAACAATGTGGCGAAACCAATTGAAACATTTATACTGCCGATGGATTGGGAGGTTACTGTCGGGAGTGAAAAAGTGTTGTTGCCAAAAGGAACTTGGATATTAGGGGCAAAAGTAACAAACGAACAGGCATGGAAAGAAGTAAAGGAAGGGAAATTGACAGGATTTTCCATTATGGGAATTCAAAACACAGTATTGAAAGAAATCATGAAAAAAGTTGCAGATGGTGAACAGGTCAATAAGGAATTCCAAAGCTCATTGAAACGGGTATTAATCAGGGATTTAGGCGATGATTGGATAGTTCCATTTGTCAGTTTGGTAGATGAGCCTTGCGTTCCAAAAGCCAAAATATTTTCAATAAAACAAAAAGAGGAAAAAAAGGAGAATGTATGGAGTAAAGTCGTAGAATATTTCAAAAAAACAGATGATATTGAACAAATGAAGGAAACAATGAAAAATTTGGAAACAATGTCGCAAAAGGCAGGTCGTTCAATCAGTGATGCAACTTATAATGACCTAAAAAAAGCCATTGAGGCATTACAGAAATTGATTGAAAAAGCTGACAAAGAAAGACGAGATAAATATGCAAAAAACCAGAAAGGAGATGACGAAATGAACGAGGAACAAGTAAAAAATTTAGTTGAAAAAACTCTTGATGAGAAATTAAAGCCGATATTGGAAGGGATTGAGGGATTGAAGGAAAAACCAGAAAAAACCGAAAAAGGCGAAACCGAAGAAATTGAAGAAACTGACGGAGTTGAAGAAACTGAGGAAATTGAAGAAACTGATGACGAAGTCGAAAAACTGAAAGAGGAAAATTCAACATTAAAATCCATTATTGATAAATTGAATGCAGCTAAAAAGGGAAAATCCAAAGTTGAAAAAGGACAGGAAGGCGATAATGATTATCAGGAATATACAGTTGCAAAACATTATGAAGAATTAGGACGAGATAATATGGGAATGCCAATAAAGAAAGGAGAGAAATAAATGTTTACACAAAAAGAATTATTGTATTTAATCGACAAAGCAATGAAGGGAGGAATCGTTGAAGTATCTGATTTTGGAGATGCAGTATTACAGCCTGAAAAACAGACCAGATTTATACGACAAGCTCAATTAAAAACCAAAGTATTGCCTCAAGCCAGATATGTTCAAATGACTTCTCATATACACGACATTGACAGAATATCATTTCCAGGGCGTGTATTAAAATCTGGCTCTGATGGTGATAATGTTCATAGAAATTTGGAAACAACTGAATTCGCAAAACCATCTACTGCTATCAATAAATTAACTGCAAAGGAATTTGTTGCAATTGTATCTTTAAGGGATAGTGCATTACGAAGAAATATTGAAAAGGAAAATTTTGAAGATACATTGATAGATATGTTGGGAGCTGCAGCTGGCAAGGATTTGGAGGAATTTGCATTTTTTGCGAATACCGATATTCTTCATTCCAACGATGATGTGTTGTCAAAAACTGATGGCTGGGTAAAAAGCGCAGCTAATGCCATTTATGGAGTTGGAGGAAGCAAAGATTTTGACCCGACTGCAGATACATATCCTGAAAATATGTTCGATACCATGTTAACGGCAACTCCAAAAGAATATTTAAATGACCCGAATGATTTTCGTTACTGGGTAGATTGGAATACTATGGATGCATATCTTAACTTACTCAAAAAACGATATACCAATTTAGGTGATGATATTTACAGAGGGGCATTGCCTCCATATAAGGGAATTCCAGTTGAATACGTGCCGTTATTTGCCAGAAGCACCTTAACAGGTGGAGGGGCAGGTAGAGTTTGTGTTTTAGGTTACCCTGAAAATCATGCATGGGGCGTATTCCATAAAATTGCAATTGAAAGGGAACGAGAGGCTAAAAAGAGAAGAACTGATTTTGTATTAACCATTGAAGCCGATGCTGGATTTGAGGACGAAAACGCATGCACCGTAGCATATATCGAAAAAGAAAATCCTGAATCCTAATTAAAAGAAAGGAAAGCTCTATGAAAATTGGAATTGTGGGATATGGCATTGTTGGAAAAGCAACAGAACGAAGACTGGCGGGCAACGAGTTTTTTATACTCGACCCGCCTTTGGGGTTTAATGATGACATTAGTGGATGCGATATAATTTTTATTTGTATCAATGAAAAAAATTCTGAAATGAAAACACTCGATACTATTGTAAAATCATTGGTATTGAATAACAAGAAATGCTTTTTTGTTATAAGGACGACAGTAGTGCCTGGAACGACCGACAGATATATTGCAGAATACCGTAGAATGTTCGTTTTTATGCCCGAATTTTTACGAGAATGGAATGCCGAATATGATTCATTATACCCTGACAAAACTATCGTAGGAACGATGGATTCTGGAATAACTGAAATATTGTCTATATTGTTCAATGGAATCTTGCAGGTAAAACCGATTGATGCAGAATTAGCCAAGTTGGCATTAAACAGTTTGGCATTAATCAAAGTGGTATTTGCCGAAGAATTGCACGATTTAGCAATGAAACTTAATGCTGATTATGGAAACATATATAAAATATTCAAACTTGACCAGAATGTCAGTGAGCGCCATTTACTTGCATATAAAGACGGATACAGAGGGGCAAATGGGAAATGCCTCCCGAAAGATAGCGATTTTTTAGCTGAAACAGGAAAATACAACAATACTCCATTGAACTTGTTGGAAACAGCAATCGCAATTAATAAATTTATGCTGAGGTATAAAGATGGGTTATGAGGAATATCTTAAAAAATCTATCTATAATCACAAAACGGGGATAAAACGGAATCCGATTGATGATATTGGTTATAAACTCAAAGGACATAAACTTGCAGAAAAATTAGGGGTTAAGACCACTATCATTTATGGCATATATAAAAACATTGACGAAGTTTG